GTTACCGAGGGTGTTGATGCTTACTCGTATATGTTTAACCCTAGTCAAAAATTACCAGAGAAAGAATTAACTTTAAATCAAAATGAAAAAGATAGTGGTGAAGATGAAACCGCCGTCGATGTTGCGGTTGAAAAAAAAGCCATGGAAAATAAAAAAAATCCCACTGAATTAGAAACCATCATGGAAAATAGTAAAAATAATGTAGAAGGTTCACTCGAAACAACTGTTGTAGAAAAATCAGTTGATAATTATAAAGCCAGTAATGTTTCTTTGAATGCTAAAAGTAAAGCGGGATATTGTTATGTTGGTGCCGATAGAAGCGTTAGAACTTGTGTACAGGTTGGTGAAGATGATGTCTGTATGTCTGGTGAAATATACCCTTCACTTGATTTATGTGTAAACCCTAATTTAAAAAATTAAGAAATATGGTATTATAACTTAGTCATTTCTATATGGACATGATTATATTTAGTTTTATTTGTTTTGTGTTTTTTTAGACAATCTGTTACACTATTCTTAATTTTATTTGAAAACGATGATAAAATAATTAGACTTTCTGATTTGAAGTCGTGATATTTATCATGTGAAAGACGACATGAACACCTAGAAGCGTGTTCCATATTAGTATAATAATCCCGTGGTGTCCCACAATGAATACAATAATTGTTACCCATGTTTGATAATAATATTTATTATTATCAAATTTACTTTAAATTAATTTAATTCATAGAATGTCCCAAAAACCACCTCATCGACAAATATGGAGGAAATACATTCAAAGCATCATTTGATTTCATATTAGGTCCATCTGCTACCAAACGTTGGATTTCTGTTGTAGTTAACGAATAATTATAATATCTCAACCCTGATAGCTTACCACTAAATCCACCATTCATATTTGCGAATAATTTCCCGTCGTTTTGCCTGGGTACAGACGATAACTCGTGTCTAGCAACAATAGAACCATTGATATACACGTCTACGAATCTATTTTCTAATCGGATAATCACGTGAAACCATTTTTCTAAAGGAATATCAGGTACTTCAATAATTTCATTAGGGTTCTTAAAAACACTCATGTAAATATGTAATTTGTTTGTTGTACCATCTAAATATAACCCCGGTGAATTTAATGGTTGCGCAGGCACCTGAAGAGATTCACTACCTTTATGGAATATATGTTTCATCTCACCCGGTTTAAATGAGTGAAAATTATCTTCGCCAACCATTAGCCATGTAGAATAGGTAAATTCTATTCCACCGTCTTCATTATTTGACCTTAATAAAGGTTTGGCTGACGGTAAATTGGGGTCTTGTTCTATATCAACTCTCTTTTTACCTGTTATAATACCATCGATTAATACCGGTGAACCAGTTGGTGCGAACAATACATGTAAAGCATGCGCCATAAATCTCAATAGTAATATAAATGAAATTAATACTAAAAGTAAGAAAACTACTTTAGCTACTAAAGTATTGGAATTTAAAAATCCCTGTGCTCCACTAACAAATTTATTATTTCCAAATTGACCAAAAGCACCACTTGGTTTAGTATTTACTAAATCGCCTGCTGTTGAACTAATTTGATTTCCTATATTTGCTCCCATATTTGATATTGCTTCGGCCATATCTATATATTATATAATAATATTTAGATATTTAAATTTCTAAAGAGGCTGTCTCTTTGTTATCGGTTATAAATGAAAATTTCACTCTGTATTTATTCATAAGATTTCCTAACAAACTACCAGAATATCCTTCTTTATAAATTTCGTAACTTTCTCGAGGATTCATTGTTCTAGAGTAGTATCTTACTTTTGCTATATTTCCATCAAACCCTACCTCCTCACTTACTGTGGGGCATATCTCTATTCCCGCTGTTCCATCTACTTTAACTGGTCCGGGTAATAAACTCGTTTTTACCAATTTACCATCGATATATGTATCTAATGAGCGGTTATTAGTTGTTATATTTATATTGGTCCACTTTTGTAAAGGAATATTAGTTATTTTACTTACAATCATGTTTTCACTGATTCCTGAATCACCCGTTTCACCATTTTTGTAAATTTCTAAATTTACTACTAAATCATTTGAATAATTATCAAGATAGATCTCGGGAGATAGACCTCCGCCATTACCCTGTCTTCTAATTATTGTCTTTTTTTTCCCTAATTTATAATTCCAATTATTTACATACATCCAGAATGAATATGTAAAGTCAGTAGCTGCTGAGTTGCCTGATAACTTTGTAGAATTTATAACAACAGTATCTTTACCGTCACCATAGTCCAAAAGAGTGGAAGATGTGGGGTCAGTAAAGAAATATCTATATATCCATATTACAACAAGTAAAACTATGAAACCAATAACAATTTTTTTTAAATCCATAATATAATATTATATGAGATATTTTCTAAACCTCGGGTGGGTTTTTATTTTTATATAAATTGTAATTTCCTTTAATTTTAGTTTTTGATAAATAAGAAGCATAATACACAACATTAGCTATGCCACCGCTGATTCCATTATCCTCACCTGCTTTTAATCTTTCAAGTCTCTTAAAAGGAACAATTCTCTCCGTATTGGAAACTAATTCACCATTTAAAAAAATATCAATGGTTCCGCCAATATAATTCACAACGACGTTATGCCATTTTTGTAATTTAAATTTTTCCTCTTTATGGATAACGATTTCTTTGTTTTCTATTTTTGATGAATCGGTTTTTACTTTACTAGTCTTAATTATTAATTTATTGTTTCTTGCGTCATAACCTATTGTGGGTTCACCATTAAAATCTAAAATTTTTGAAAATTTATTGTAAGCTTCACTTGTATTTGGCGCTTGAGAATGAATAAAAAACCAACAAGATACTGAATAATTATACAAAACTCCATCTATTATTTTTTTCTTTTTGAATTCATCATTCAAAATATTACGTTCATTGCTAAAATAAGTTGCTTTATCCAACAAAACAATACCTTTTTCTAAAACACCGCTATTTTCTTTTTTATATTCATCAATAAACTTTAAATTTTCATCAGATTCATCTATTTCATTTTTAAATAATATTATTTGTTTTGTATTAAGTTGTATATGTTTTATCATATTTTTCATTTCTTTATCACATTTTTGTATTAAGTAATTATCTTTTAAACGTTCACAGTCTTTTTTTGTTTTAAAACCTATACCTCGTAACAATTGTTTTAACTGATATTCTTTATCGGGATTATCTAAATTTTTTGTGATTATTTTATCCCACGCATCTGTATTCACACTATTTGACACGCTCAGTAATCTATTTATATCTGGATTTTCAATAGATTTCTTAAAAATATCGTTAGCATTATTTAAAAGCGACATAATATACTCACTGGGTTCTTTCACATCATTTCCTTCCATTTGGTTTTTCCTTTTTTTCTTTATTATCTGGTCCCTAATCTCATTAAATCTACTTGTTGGGTAAGCCTTGTTTAATTCTTTTACCGTCATTGGTATATCAAGTTTTACGGGTTTTTTATTACCATGTCCTAAATAATTTTTAATCCATTCAGAATCATCTTTTTTCATTTTCCTGGTCCATACACATTTATTTTTCATAAGAGCGCTACCATAACCGGGTGCCCAACCAGCTATTGTTTTTACCGAATGCCATTGAATTTTATTATTGTATATATTTAATTCACCTTTCATTAATACGGTTTTTTTTTCTCCCGGTCGTTTATTCATACAAAAGTCATTTAAATCTTCTTGGTCTTTTATTTCCTTTTCCATTGATATAGTTATCGTATCTCTACTGTAATAATCACTGGGAACTTTTGATGACAATGTTATAAGACCCGGCTCGCTATTAACAGGGTCAAAATTATAAATTTCATTAATTTTTTTTTCTAATTTTATTTTTTTCACTTTTAAATTTTCTACCCTAACATCTAATTTTCTTATTTTATCGACATCATTAAATTTATTTAGATATGTAGCCTTAGTTAGTATTGGTAAAATAAAAAATGATAATATAACAACTATTTCAGCAATAAATATTCCATAAACAACCCTTGGTGTGTATTTTAATTCATAATAAATAAAGTTAACTAAATCCAAGAATAAACATGGTATCATAAATAAGGCATGGTATATTATTCTCAAAAATGGATTTTTTGTTAATTCAAAAAGCTGTTTTTTAAATAATACCACGACGGCAGCTAAAATAATAACAGTACTTAATACAACCAAAAGTGTTGATAAATATTTCGGAGCACTGTCTGTTGTCGCTGCATAGTAGAGTAATCCAGCGAAAAATGCTAGAGCCACTATCATAAACACACTCATGTAAAGATAATAAGACGTTTTTTCCATTAATTTTGAATTTAACTCACCCGGTGTTGCGTTTGTCACATCTTTATTAAAATTATTTACAAGTAAAGACATGAAAACAACAAATCCCAATAATAATGCTGAACCGCCCAATAACATTGGGTAATCTTTAAATGTTATTGGGGCGGCGGTCGTTTCTTTTAAAGATACGTTTCTTTTCATTTTATTCCATTTATGAGGCATAAAAAAACTTAAAATAGGATTCAATACTTTAATCAATAAGTTTTTAATTTTATTTGTCCCCATTGAAAATTTATCAAAATTATACAAAACCATCATTAAAAATATAAAAGTAGCACCTAATCCAATTAATATTGTATCCATTCTGCGATGCTTGTACGTTTTTTCTACTATATTACTATTTTCATCAGGCCAAATAAAGTTAATAAATTCATTAAATTTTAATTTAATACCGGTAACAAATGAAAAAACTTTAGTAAAATATCCTGATAATCCACCTGGGGAATTTGCTATTTGTGATAATTTAATACCTAAAAATCCAGCAACTAATAATATCGCTGTTATAATTGGTATATATACTATAAAGGGTAAAGCCATTTTTGCTACTTTTACCGACGAATCTTGTTCTGACATATATATTTATATTAAAATGATATTATTATTTTTTTCGCGTAAATAAGATTTGTTAAAAATTTTATTTACAT